TACATTATGCGCACCAATGGTAAGGATGGCAGAAACTGGTTGGAATCGTTGACACTGGGCGTCGACTGGTTACTATCGGCAATGATTCAAAATCATCCGTTTCTCCAAACGAATCAGAATCGAATGTCTGTCAACAGTAAGTGAACAAGCCTAACCTCATGACCTCACCAATCAGGCCTGTTCATCATCGTTACTAAGCAATGAATTACAGAAGGCATGAGCATTTATGGACTTATCATATCTAGCTGAAATGACGATATCAGAGGAAACACAGTTCTTGACTGTTTTTGAGCAGCAACTAGAACATGATGTCGGTGAAGCAGCCCGAGCCTGTCTTCTTCGTGGCGTCCCTATTTATTACGCTGAAAAAATACGCCAGAAGGATGTGTCATTAAAGAGTATCCCGATGGTCGCAAGAGCACCGTTAACAAGAATCACAAACGCCCTGCCTTCACTGGTCATTCTCCCTGATATACGCCACTCGGTTGAAAGTGACGGTTCAGCTGGTTCTGAGGGAGTATCTGGTGCAGGAGTAGCAGCGGAAGAACGAAACATGGCCGCATCACGTACATCTGTTGTAGCCAAATCTGGCGAGGGATCGCTTCGGCCAAACGTGCTGAAAAATGAGTAAATCAGCCAGCCTGACCCGATAAACATCAATGGAAAAAGCACAAGAAAGAACCTGACTTTGCCAGAATTCCAGATGCTCTGGCGTTTATCTGTCTGCTTTTCATTACCGTTATTTCCTTCATAGCTTTTATAAAGTTCAAAAATATCAGGGTTATATTTATTGCGATAACTGGTGACGAGGTTGCTTTTATAGATTTTGTGGCCTGAATATACGTCAATGCAGTAATGATTATTCAGGCCCAACGCTTTCAGCTTGCGCATCCGGTAAGTTGTTTCTATTTTGTCTTTCAGAAAGCGAGCAATATTAGAAAGTGACTGATTTACAATAACCAAATCACAGCTAATACCCGTTTCAGGGTGCGTAAAATGACGATGTTCAGCAATAAATGATTTCTTCTCAGCCGTCATATCCTTATCGCTACCGAAGATTCGCCATGCTTCATCAATAACAATTAAATCACCAAACTGGCAAAAGCTCCCTTCCCCACCTTTAAAAGGAAAGAAATCTGCTTTAAGTACATCATCATTATCCACAACAATAATTTCTCCCGTTGCATCAGGATAACGTTCGGTGATTTTATCTTTTTGTAAACCATAAATGTTCGTCACAACTCTCCGGCCGCTGGTAAATGCAGGAATAATGACATTGCAAACGGCTTCATAACTTTTTCCTGAGCCGGGTATGCCAATATATGCAGAAATAGCCATAACTCACCCTATAACAGGAATACGTCGAATAATAAAACGAGTAGCCATTGAGGAGATAATCATACTAATCCCCTGTGGTAATTTACTCAGGTTAATGAAGAACCAGAATCCGTCTGATAAATTGGCAAACAGCGATGAGAGATTGCTTGAATCTGGCAGTAACTCAACAAGGATTTCAACGAAGCCCTGGACTACAAAATACAGCGCAAAGAATACGACGAATTTAATAATCAATGACCGGAATACAAAACCTAACAAAGTATTTAATGCACTAATCAGAATCCCAAACATAGTTGCACTCCTTTAGGCACTCAGAATAATACGGAGCGCAACAAATCCCCATATAATCAGAAATATGGTTTCTACGGCGCTTCTGTTCTGCTCAATTAACGGACAATGGGAGTCAATTCTGTACTGGTGATTAAACACGCTGAATTCAACAACGGGGCAGGATGCTGAACGAGAGCCGATGTTAAATTCGTTTGTAAAAGGCAACAAGTTAATAATTGGCGTTAAAATATCTCTTGCCGTTGGCGTTTCTTCAAGCTCAGGCTCTTTTACACCGGGATCTTCTCCCAAATCTATATTGCCATTATTTCCAGTGTCAGATCCTGAGTTGTTATTAATGGTAATATCAATATTGACGTCAGCCCCTGCACTGTCAGATACAGGTGAAAGCATATCTAATAACGTTGGAGATAGCCTAAGTTCCGACATCGCAGAAGTTACTTCAGCCGGTGAAACCTCTTTAAACGGTAAGCCGTTATAATCGGCATTAACGGCAGCTTCAGACCACAGCTCGTTAATCATGTCGGCAAGAAGTGCTGGCGATACACTAACACTATCAAGATACTCCAGATAATCAATCATGGACTCAATATTTCCGGCCTCCAGTACTTCCGTCATGGCTTTATATTTGGTATTGGTCCAGATAGTAAGCTCACTCTTTTCATCAATATCTTTTGCGGTGTAATCCTCTTTTTCAGGAACGGCGCAAATCGTCGAATATCCACCATTTGACTGATTAGTCGTTTTACAAGGCGTGTTGTGATACTGATATTGCTTTCCTGCTGTTAAATAAGCAACGCTGTAATACATGGGAAGCCCTGCTACATTTTCATACATGGGAATACCTGCGGGAAATGAAGATGCGGCCGGGTTGCTATACAAGTGTGTAATCTCAGGTATTTCATAAAATGAGGAAGGATAAGTAAACTTATAATTCTGTTCAGTAAAGGATACATCTCCATTACTGTTGACAACTTTATTCGTCACAGTGCGTTCAAAATTCGTTAGTGTTTCAGTATAAGTACGCGAGTTATAGTCATTAAGATAATTTCTGGCAATTTCAGTTGGATTATCACCATAGTAATAAATTAGCTCTTTCGAATCCTGATAATAATAAAGCGCATTATCTGGCGTGGAATATCCTGTTTCAACACCTACAACTGGAGAACCCGCATCCACATTATTACGACTAACATGAAGGATTACCGGACTTAATTCCTGTGGTTCAAAATTAACGGTTATCGTCTTACTTTCACCACTTTGACCACTGTACGTTACTTCATATAAATTATCGGAAATCTTTTTACCGTTAGTCATTACCATTACCGAGCCGTCAGATGAACTCAAAGAAGACGGAACAAAAGATGATACAGCAGCAGCAATACCCGCCCACGTTGCAACACCGCTCATTTTGTATGATGAGGCAGCAGGCAAGTATTCGGCAGCATTAGCCGCAGCGCGGCCAACAAAAACACGGGTTGCTGTAAGCTGTGATGCCGTATAAATCGCATCATTGGCAGCAAAGCGACGAACAAGCACCCGGCCAACGACTTTAGGAATAACAGCCCGCGCAGCCACTGCTGCAATTGCTGGTACAAATGAATATGAATATCGGGGAAAGGAAACCCAGAGAAAGGAAAAAATAAAGGAATAAACCGTCAGCCTCTTAGCCCAAGAATAACGACATAAGCTGAGACGATCCCCCATAAAAGGGAACCCAATTTCCATAATTCAATCTCCATAATAACCTCAAGTAAAACGGGCGATATTGCATCGCCCATGAATAATGAATTTATGCGGATTTAACGGTACGCAATACCCAGCGAACGCCAGCGACACCGGCATAAAGTGTTACCAGTGAAGCAGCAACGGCCATAATCGCAACCAGAACTGTACTGAAATCAATGCTGTTCGTCAGCGGCGATAAATCAACACCACTTGATGCCGCTCCTTCTGCAGCGAAAGTCGCGCCAGAAACAGCCATTAATGCAGGTACAGCCAGAAAACTAACGATTTTTTTAAACATAACTCTATCTCCATTACATTTTAAAGGTTCGCATTCAAGCAGTACGAACCATCTTTATTACCTGTCCCACACCTACAGAAAAAAGCCAGAGCAGCAGGACAGAGCCAAAACCTAATGTCCAGTAATTTCCCATTGCAGAATAATCAATTTGATGAAATGGTTCAGAACGTACCATTATTGCCTGACATTCTTTTGCATTGTTCGCATTACATAAATAACCTTCAATACGGTAACCATTTTCAGGAATATGATTATCAAACTGAATATCGAAACCTGATGTATCCATAATCAGCCTTTTATTTCAGTAATGCCGCCATCTGATGAAATGTTATAAGTTACTCCTTCCCTCCCCTCCATTGACCAGACGCGAACATATACAGGTATCTGGACTAACTTACCGATAAAATTATTTGCCTGATTCATTACACCGGCATTAACAAGAGCCTGAGATACACGAATAATAATCTGGTCTTGCTTAGTGCCACCAAAACCATCAGGAATCTCTAAGCCAACACCAATTTCATTATAGTATCCCTGACCATTGACCTTATTACGCTGGCGAGCACCAAGCATTTTACCTTTTACAAAAAGACCATAATTAGACATATCACTCTCCTTTAATGCCAGTTACTGGCATGTGAAATACGGTTATAATCGAAAATTAAACCTTTCTCATAAACCCATGATGGAATTTTGGCTGGTTTGGCTTCAAGAGTACGAACCAACGGAACAACGTTATTAGAATCCGGTGACTCACAATAAAAGTTAATATCTATTCCGAAAGAAAGTAATTCTTTACGGTGTCGGTAGAATGTAGGTTTCGGTAACATCTCTTTCATGTTCGCGCCCTGCTTCCACAATAAATATGTAGACTGTATTTTTCTTGGGAGATTAATTATTTTTTCATCAGTTAATATGGTATTTTGATTCATTTCTATTCTCCCTACATAGTCAGAGAATAATTTATTGGGCGTCTCAATATTCCAGCTATTACCAAGCGTAAGATTCAAATCAATTAATTCAGTTGTTCTTAATGTTAATTCAATGCGTAATTTATCTTTTGACCAGTCCAGTAAACCAGCTTTAACGAATTCGTCTGCCATCTGGTGCCCTTTTTTGCCAGATGTATGCTCATCATATTTTGAATAAAATTTCAGGCTCCAACGACGGGAGTTTTTCCCTAAGTAAACAGTGCCACCTTTACCACAGGCGCGACCGTGGCGAGTTTTAGCTTTAAATTCTGCGGCATATAGCCATGCGCGGACATTTTCTAATGTTGACAATGAATACATATAGTTGATATCAATACGCGAGATCTTAAATTGCCCTGCCATTACCTGTCGATAGGATGAAAGATCATGAGGAATATGCAGTAATGCCAATATTCTGGCATAAGCTGTTAATACTAACCCTTGCAAATCATCGGAACCGATAACAGAGTGACCTTGCAAAAACTTTGACGGATTGCCGTCAATATAGAGATGTGTTGCCCGACCTTCGCCATCAGATCCAACAGATCTTACTTTCATAGTGGATTCATACGAACCGCGAACGGTCAACCGTTTTACTGTTTCCCACTCCACTGCACCGTCAGCATCAACGCTGACGACACTACCAGCCGGTAATGGTCGGTGTATGCAAGGTAGGATCCCGGTAAACCAGTCAATCATGTATCGCCTCAGAGAACAATTTTGTGACCAGAAAGCCTGTCAAGAGCTTATTAGTACCAATTCAGTCACACAAATGTACCACCAAAGATCTTACCTCTCAAGTGATTTTGTACTGGATAAGTGACATATTTGTTCTTTTGAAATGGAGCAAAAAAGTAGGATATAGAATGAGCAACAACTTCAACAGTAATGGCTACCCGGAAGAAATGGCAGAAGACATAGACTTACAGCGGGCAGAAAGGATAAAAAAAGCGATCCTAAGCAAATTCACATACGAAAGGATGGAAGAACTGTCTGGCATCAACATTGGCACACTGAAACGGATCGCAAACGCACAGAGGGATGCGAAAATCAGTGAGCTGGAAAAAATTGCTGAAATCACTCAGACAGACATATTTGAACTGATTTTTGGCTCCAGTAGCAGTGATATCTACGATTCCAGCAAACGCTTCTTTGAGACGAGAAGTAAAGATGCGGCTCAGGCGGCTCAATTCATCATCTACAATCTTCGTACCCTTGATGATGAGGACATCCTTTGTTTGGGGAGGGTTTCGAGTGCCTTGCAAACAGCAACAACATCAAGAAAATGGGATGAGCTTTTCGGGAAGAAGAAAGGCTGAGTCTCAGAAATGAGACAAACGTGCAGTATTACTGTTTCCCACTCCACTGCACCGTCAGCATCAACGCTGACGACACTACCAGCCGGTAATGGTCGGTGTATGCAAGGTAGGATCCCGGTAAACCAGTCAATCATGTATCGCCTCAGAGAACAATTTTGTGACCAGAAAGCCTGTCAAGAGCTTATTAGTACCAGTTCAGTCACACAAATGTACCACCCAAGATCTTACCTCTCAAGTGATTTTGTACTGGATAAGTGACATATTTGTTCTTTTGAAATGGAGCAAAAAAGTAGGATATAGAATGAGCAACAACTTCAACAGTAATGGCTACCCGGAAGAAATGGCAGAAGACATAGACTTACAGCGGGCAGAAAGGATAAAAAAAGCGATCCTAAGCAAATTCACATACGAAAGGATGGAAGAACTGTCTGGCATCAACATTGGCACACTGAAACGGATCGCAAACGCACAGAGGGATGCGAAAATCAGTGAGCTGGAAAAAATTGCTGAAATCACTCAGACAGACATATTTGAACTGATTTTTGGCTCCAGTAGCAGTGATATCTACGATTCCAGCAAACGCTTCTTTGAGACGAGAAGTAAAGATGCGGCTCAGGCGGCTCAATTCATCATCTACAATCTTCGTACCCTTGATGATGAGGACATCCTTTGTTTGGGGAGGGTTTCGAGTGCCTTGCAAACAGCAACAACATCAAGAAAATGGGATGAGCTTTTCGGGAAGAAGAAAGGCTGAGTCTCAGAAATGAGACAAACGTGCAGTATTACCAACACTGCACGTTCTGGATTGAGCGATTTTTAAACACCAGAAAAAGGGTAAATGATGAACAAAACAGTGTATGTACCAAGCTACTTCCAGCCTATCTACAAAGAAGTAACCATCAAAGTTCCTACCGGAAACACAAAACGATTCCTGGGTCTCATCGACATTGAAGAAAAAATCCGAAAAAGAGAAGTTATTCAGGATGGCTGGTCTGATTGCCAGATTGACGGGGAAAGACTCAATGAAGATGTTGGTCGAGCCATTAATAAACTTAATCGGGAAGGGTATGAGGTTATTTCAATAACCCCTGCTACCTCAGGAAGCTGGGCTTATAAATATAAACAAAACAGTATTCGTAATGGAAACGGTGATGGCAGTTATGGATATGGTTACGGTTATTCATACACCGAAGGCGTTATGATTCTGGCAAAGAAAATTGAGAAAGAGGACGTCTGATAATGGATTTTATCCGTAAAACTTTGGGTGGATTAAAAGCAAGTTATTATATCCGTCACTTCGTTTTTGGTGCATTAATTTCAACTTTCTTTATTTACATGTCAATGCAAAATCCTGGAGGGGTGAAGGTTGAAAATATAATTTTCTTTTTTATCAATGCGTTACTCTACCCTTACGCAAGGTTTGTATATGAGCAAATCATTGGGTTCATCATGGGTGAAAATGTCTTTTTCATCAACGTCATAGTGATGCTAACTGCCAAGATAATTACGATGTGTTTATGCTGGATATTTTCAGTATTCATAGCGCCAGTTGGACTGATATATCTCTACTATTATCATTCAAAAGCTGATAAACAATTATAGAGGAAAATAATATGAGCATGGAAACAGGGGTTGCTATTATTATCTTGCTTGTGATTGTTGGTAAACTTATAGGACTTTAACATAAAACTGGTTCGCACAATGACGTTATGTGTAAAAAGGCCGCTGCGGGAGACATTTTAGCAGCGGCCTTTTCAACATAACGAGTCG